CCTTTATGGCAATGGAACAACAATCGCCATTACCGCCAGAGGGAACACCATATTATTGGGATAATTTAAGATTATACACGGATTTGCCCGCAAAAGAGTGCAACGGTGGTACAAGAAGTGATTTTTCGTGGGCAGCACTTGACTTGCCGAGAAAAGGAAACAACTATGCCGCGCTTGGCATTTTCTATCGGGATAACAAGAGCAAGGACTTTTTCTTCACCGATTGCGTTTATGAAAAGAAACCGCTTGACGGGAAAATCGCCGATAAAGAGTTGTTGGACTATATTTGCGAAAAAATGGTTTTCCACAAGACAACTAACCTTGTCGTAGAAACAAACACGAACTCAATGATTGTAAGCGAGATAAGGAAAAGGCTTGCGGCACTTGGGTGGTCGTGCAATATTATACCGCAATACTCTTATGAAAATAAAGAAGTAAGGATATTTAATACTCAAAGCGCAATTTTGGAGCGTATTCGTTTCCCTGACCGAAAAATGTTCCCCGAAAGTTCAAATATGGGACAACTTATGCGCCACGTTGTTTGCTATGCTTATGACGGCAAAAACGACGACGGAATTGATATGATTTCGATGTTTGCAAAGGCTTTTGTAAGCAATGGCGTGAAAATGGGAGCGATTGAAGTGCTTGAAACTCGCCGATAAATATTAATTTTTTTATTAAAAATATGTTGACAAATATAAAAAAGGTTTGATAATATAAAAATAAGGACATTGCGATTATGGAGAAGTATGTAATTTGCCCTTGCTGCAAACGGGCTGATAAGCCGCTTGATATTGAAGTTCCCGACGGATTTGAGGTGGACTTTGATATGCGACACTACACACATAAAACTTTTTGTGATAATTGCCGTAGAGTAATAAAATATAGTTTTAAGCAAAAACAAAATAACTGATTTCTATTGCGCAGACAGTGGTTTGCGCTCTTTCTATTGAGGTATAACGTGATATTCGATTACGGCGGTATTAAAAAAATCAAAATCCCCTTTACCAAAGAGGAATTTTCTGCGTTTACAATAAACGAACTCATTTCGGTATATACGAAATATATGCCGTTTTGTTTGCAAGTTCATAATCTTAACGTTATCAAAGAAGATTACTTATATAACTATTTTGTTGGCAAGCAGGATATTCGTACCAAAACAAGGGCGTTTCTTGGCGATGACGCAACAAATACCGACGCAAATCAGCGCGTTGTTGAAAACCACGCAAATGCACAAGTAACCTTTAAGGTTGACTTTTTAATGGGCGATGAAATGCAATTAACGCACAAATCTGACGTTGAGAGCGACGACCTTATCTACCTTGACAATTTCCTTGAAGATAGCGGATTTTTCACTGCTTTCCGCGAAACCAAAAAAATGATGTATGCGGTGGGCATTGGCACGACTTATTGTGTTCCCCGCACCGATATTATCGAATATGACGAAAACAATAGAGCGAGATATAGTAAAGAGTACGATAAAGACACTATGTCGCCGTTCATTTGTGAAGATGTTGACCCCCGCTATAACTTTGTTGTATATTCTAACTATTATGGCGAAGAACCGCTGTTTTGCGTGAGCATTATTGTTGACGACGCAAACGATAAGTGTGTATTTCTCATTAACAATGGTAAATTTACACTCAAATGCGAGGGGTCTTATCTTGGCGCAACTTCCGTGCCTTTTAGCGGTGATTATGCTATTTCGGAAATCACTAAAAACGCATTTACTCAACTTCCTATCATTGAACACGCTCGTAATAAAGAGCGTATGGGTATTATTGAAACCAACAAGGACTTGCTTGATGTAATCAACCTTATCGTTTCAAATAGTGCCGACGCAATCATTGACACCGTAAATAATATCCTTGTCTTTGAGAATGTGGAAGTTGACGAAGAAACCGTAAAGGCAATGCGCCGCGGTGGTACGATTAAAGTAAAATCTTCGGGCGACCCGAATATGCCGAGCAAGGTTTACACGCTTGAAGTGAAAATGAACCACTCGGACGTCAATGTATTTTATGAACAAAGAGTAACCAAAGCATACGATATAGCGGGCGTGCCTATTGCAAGCGGTGTTACGACCACGGGCGGTCAAACGGGCAAGGCAAGACTTCTCGGCGGCGGCTGGGAAAATGCTTATACAAAAATCAAGGGCGATATTATCGGTATGAAAAAAAGCGACTATGCTTTGCTGAAACTTATCCTTGATATTTGCCGTACTGTCCCCGACACCAAAGTTGATGAACTTTCGGCAAGCCAAATTGAAATCAAGTACAACATCAACCCGAATGACGATATTTTGTCCAAAGCGCAAGCGGCGAACAACTTGTACAACATTGGTATGCCGCCCGAAATGATTTTGACCGACACTGGGTTATCAATGGACGCGCACACTGACGGCTTTAAGTGGCAACAATATATCGACCAGAAAGCACAAAAGGAAGCGGAAAAGGCGGAACAAACCCTTGCCGCAACCCAAAAAATCGTTGGAAACGGCGATAATAACGACGGACAAAACGATTACAACAAAAATAAGGCGGTTGCAAAGCCGAAAGGCTAACACATATATAAATTTCTCGACCTTGCAGAGATATAAATACAAGGCGGTCTATGCGGAGAGCCACTTCGCGTTTACAAATCAAGGCTGACCGACGGAGCATTATGGAACTCAAAGATTTACTCGGCGAAAATTACAAAGACGGTATGACGATTGAAGAAATCAATACCGCACTCGCAAACAAAAAGTTTGTTGACCTTTCAGGCGGCGGATATGTTTCCATTGACAAGTTCAAAGCAACGGAAAAACTCGCTACCGACGCAAAAGCGGAACTCGAAAAAATAAGGCAAGCGTCTATGTCGGAAGAAGAAAAACGACAAGAAGAATGGAACGCTTTGCAAGCGCAGTTGGATATTCTTACCAAAGAAAACCAAAAGAACGCGTTTGAGAAGAAACTTTTGGCAAACGGCTATGACGCCGAGGAAACACAACAAATTATGGCGAACCCTGACGACCCTGCGATATATGCACAAATTATGAAAACCCGCATAGAAAAAATAGTCGCACAAAATAATGCGGAAAACTTGAAAAATAGTGTAAAATTACCGCAAGCAAGTCCCGACGGGAAACCTAAAAAACTTACCGATTACTCTATGAGAGAACTTAACGAACTTCGTGATAGTAATCCCGCACTGTATCGGCAAATCTTAAACCAAAAATAATTATTAGGAGAAAACTAAAATGGCAGTTTTTGATAGCAAAATTTTTAACGGCGAAGTATTTGAAAGATATACGCAGACCGTATCCGACCTGCGCAGGAATGAACTTCTTAAAGCAGGTGTTTTCGTAAATGTTTCGGGCGATATGAGAGCAAGGTTTTCCGAACAAGTTGGCTCGCACATCGTTACCGAACCTATTAAAGGCGCACTCGGCGGCAATCCCGTAAACTATGACGGCGCAACCGACATCGACGCAAGTTCTCGCTCGACCATTTCGCAAAAGAAAGTCATCGTCGGTCGTGCAAAGGCTTGGAGCGAACTCGACTTTTCGTCCGATATTACGGGCGGCGAAAACTTTTTGCCCCTTGCAAACGAAGTTGCCCACTATTGGGATAACGTTGACCAAAACACGCTCCTTGCTGAACTCGCGGGCATTTTCGCTATGAGCGACGCGGACGGCAAGAAATTCGTTGCAGCACACTCGTATGATATTTCGGGCGCAACCGAAAACAAAGTTGGCGTAACCACGCTCAACACGGCAATTCAGCGTGCGGGCGGCGACAACAAAAACGCTTTCACCGTTGCAATTATGCACAGTGCGGTCGCCACGAGCCTTGAAAACCAAAACCTTTTGGAATACCTGAAATACACCGACGCAAACGGCGTACAGCGCGACCTTTCTCTTGCAACTTGGAACGGCAGAGTTGTCCTTGTTGACGACAATATGCCCGTTGTTCCCATTTACACCGCTTCTACCGACACGAGCGTTCAGGCGGGCAAAGTGTACTACACTCAATCGGGTGGGGTATATTCCGTTGTTTCTGCACCCTCTGGCAACCCGTCCACTTCGAGTTATTACGAACTTACGGGCGCAACCTACACCACTTACATTCTCGGTCGCGGCGCGTTCGAGTATGCCGACGTTGGCGCAACTGTTCCTTACGAAATGAGCAGAGACCCCGCAAAAAATGGCGGCAAAACTTTCCTTTACAGCAGACAACGCAAAATGTTTGCACCGCGTGGCATTTCGTTCACGAAAGACGGCGGCACTTCCCCGACGGACGCGGATTTGCAATCTGGCGCGAACTGGGCTATCGCAAAATCGGCTGACGGCACGGTTACTTACCCCCACAGAGCAATTCCTATCGCTCGTATCATTAGCCGCGGCTAATTACTAACAATGAGATTTTAGGAGATAAGATATGGCAGATATAAATTCACTGGTTGACAATATGAAAGACGAGTTCAAAAACGAACACGATTATTTGTCGGAAGATGAAGTCGATAGGCTTTACAATAAAGCACTTGGCATTTATCTTGACATATCTTTCCCCTATGCTCACGAAATCGTGGCAATCCCCGAAACTCGTCCCCGTGCGGTCGGCTGGGTGAGAGATTGTATGCAAGAAATCCTTGAAAGGAATGGCATAAATGCTCGCTCTTACAGTGAAAACGGGCTTTCCATTGTTTATGACGCAACTATGATAAGCAATGGGTTAAGGGCAAGGCTTGTCCCGTTGGCAGGTGAAGTCAAATGAGATTAGGTAGTTATGTTTGGTGGTGTCGATATAATGGCGTGAACGAATATGGCTCGCCGTCATATCTTCCACCTATTAAAATAAAAACTTCTTTTAATTACTTTACTTGTCAGCCCATTACCGAGTATAATGATATTAAAGTATTTGGTGAAGATAGTTCTTCCACTTGGAAAGTGATGATACCCGTGGGGATTTACGAAAGTAAATTTCCGATTGGCGAAAAAGACCTTTTCTATGTGGACGGGGCAATGCCGAATACTAAATCAAAAGACTATGTAAGTGGCGACGGAGCAAACGCCTTTGTTAGCCGCCCACCTACCGTCGTCAATAAATTTACAAGAGTTTATTTGTCGGCAAGAACGGAAGAAAAATGATAGACAAACGCGGGCTTCAAAGATTTACAAAAGCGGTAAACTATTTGGCAGACGACAATAAAGAATATCGCCGAGTGATTGGCGGGGCATTAGCGGACGCGGGACGAAACGTCGCCGATGACGAGTTCCATAAATATCATTTTGAAAACGGTCAAAAGGTATGGGACACTCCGTATGCGAAAGACTTTACAATTATAGTTGGTTCGCACGAAATATATACGGGGCGCAACGAAATTACCGCGACAGGCAAGGGTGTTTATTATGCCGAATTTGGCACGGGCATACTTGGCGAGTTAGGCGATTACAAAGGGAAACTTCCCACCGAAAACCGCACTTTTATCAGCCACGGACAAATCCTTTCAACCGACGGCTGGGTATATAACTATTATCAAAAGTTATATGATAAAGAAGCCGAGCCGTGGAATGGTTTTGCTCCGATTGCAGGGCTTTATAAGGCTGGCGACTATTTGCGGAAAAATTGTGTTAAAATAGCAAAAGACGCTCTTCGCGGTGTCGGCAAAAGACGCTTTATGCGTTAAGGAGAACTTATGGACGAATTTCTTAAAGACTTAATTGAGTATATAAATAAAGGACTTCAAGCGGACGGCGGTTTCCCCGCCAAAATTAAAGTCGTTAGAGCATACTCAAAAGAAACAAAGATTGAAAGCCCGCAAGTATCTCTTTATGTTATAAGCGATGACGATACAACACGCGCCTCGACCTTTAATGCGGAACACGCAACCGATTATCCCGTACAATTCTATTGCTATTGGAAAGACGGGATTAAGTATAATGGAGTGCCTTACGGCGCACAACAAGGCGCGGAATTGCTTGGGAAAAAGGTTTCTAAACTCTTTGAAGATAAGGAAGCCACGATTGCATATAACAAAAATATAAGACTTGTAAACAAGGTTGGCGGTGCGCCTTTTGGTATGCCAGTGTCAAATGGCTCGGCGAACTACCAAACCGTGCCACGCTTTGTTTTTACTGTTATCAAGCCATACTCGGCTATCAATGAGTAAATAACTTTAAGGAGAATAAAAAACTATGGGAATTGCTTTGACCTCTATCGGTATTAAGATTTCCTATGCGACGGAAGCCACCAAAGGCACTCGTCCTACTACGGGATATACGGTTTTGCCCGACTTAAAATCTATCCCCGACTTTAACCCCCAACCTAACACGGCTGACGCAACGACTTTTGACAATCTCGAATATACGAGTTATGTTAAGTTGCTTAAAGATATTGGCGGGGCTTTGGAGTTCAACGCGAACCTTACGCAAGATTTGTACGACAAGTGGTCGGTTATGATTACGGCTAACAACAATCTCACGGACGGCAAACAAATGTGGTATTGCGTGGATATTCCGAATTTCGATAAGTCGATTTTCTTTACGGGCGACCCGTCGGAAATGGGTATTCCGTCGGCGGAAGCCAACTCGCTTTTGGAAACTTCGGTTTATATCGTTCCCACGAGCGAACCCGTTTTTGCAGACGACCCCACTTACACCGAATAATCACTTGAAATGGAGAAATGTAAATGAGTAAAACTTCCATTAAAATCACTATCAACAACAAAGAGTATTCCTATGACTTTGCAAAGTTCGGTTTTTATGCCCTTTGCACAGCGGAAAAGGAATACGGGCTTAACCCCCTTGAACTTGAAAACAATCCTATGTCAACTATTCTTTCCTTGTTTGCATTTGTGGCGAATATGGACGTTGACAAAGCGGGTGCGGAAATCGACGCTCACCTTGCAAATGGCGGGTCGTTTGAAGATTTATTCCCCTTGCTTACTGGCTTTCAAGAGTGCAGTTTTTTTCAGTCAATGGGCAAGAGCAAGAAATAATCGGGGATAACCCCACACAAACAAAAAACAAATCCGTGCGAGAGTATGGTAGTTTTTCATCTTGGATAGAGAATGAATTTTTACTGCCATACCTCAAAATCGGAGGCACTCGGCGAGAATTTTGGGAACTCACCCCACACGATATACAACTTGATTTTAAGGCATATCAAGAGCGTATGGAAGATGAGAGTAATAGAATGGTACAAAGTGCGTGGGCAATCGGTCTTTATGTTAGAGCCGCACTTGCTTCCACTCCCGTAATTCTGGGATATTCAAAGCACTCACCCCCGAAATACCCCGACTTGCCCCAAATTAAGAAAAACGACGAAAATTATACCGAAAAAGCAAAAGACGAAGCGTGGGTTGAAAAAGAACGCCAAAGAGCGTGGGACTTTTTTGCGAATTTAGGTAAAAAATAAATGAGGTGCTAAATGGCGGATAACAACGAAATTGATAGCCTGAAATTAGGGATAGAAGTTGGCGACCTATCAAGTTCCGATATTAAAAACATAAAGGACTTATCAAGTAGTTTAGCCGCCCTTGATAAAGTGTTATCTTCCGAGTTTATGAAAAACTTGGAAACTTTGTCGCACTTAAAAATCAATGTAAATGTTTCCGAACTTAAACAAGCGGCGAAACAAGTGCAAAAAGCAGTTGCCCCTACGTCTGCAAGCGAAACTATTTTTGGCGACGGCGTTGATGTTGCAGATATTACAGAAGAAAAGAAGAAACTGCAAAAGTTGATAAAGCAACGCCAACAGGCGATTGACGAAAACCTTGAATATTCTCAAAAAGTTCTTGATGATAAACCCGATAACCCTTTTTTGTTAAGAGCGAAAGAGTTGCAACAGCAACAGGACATCGACCTCGCAACATTGCAATCTTATAGAAAACAGATAAATGAAGCGCGGAAAAAGCAAAAGGCACTTGAAAATGCTAATTTAAGTGAAGTCAAAAAAAATGTTGAAAAAAATGTTGTTCAGCCCGAAATCAAAGCCAACGAGCAACAAGAAAAGCATATAAGCCTTTGGGAAAAGTTTAAGCAAAAAGTTAAGAGCGTTGGCGACGTTATAAAGAAACTCGGCGACCGTGAAGATAAAGAAGAAAAGAAGAGCAAGGCTTCGGGTTTTGTTGGGAAACTCGGCAAGGCAATCGTCCGTGTCGCTATTTATCGTGCAATTCGCGCAGCAATTAAGAGCATTGTTCAAACAATAAGGCAGGGCTTGCAAGCCTTTGCGGAGTTTAGCCCGAAATTTGAGCAGACAATGACGGCGTTGACTTCGGCGGGACGAAACTTCAAGATGAGTTTTACAACCGCTTTTGCGCCGATTTTGGAAAGCATTGCTCCCGCACTTATCCAGATTGTAAATTCATTTACACAACTAAATAATAAACTTGCGGAAACAATCGCCTACTTAAAAGGCGCGGGCGAGTACACCAAAGTAAACACCGAATATCAAGAGCAATATAACAAGGCGGTCAACCTTTTGCCCTTTGATAAATTCAATGTTTTACAGCAAAGCAGTTACGGCGGGTTTGAAAAGGCTGCGGTAGATACCGAGAAAATGGCGAAAAACGCGCCTAAATTGGAAAAAATAAAGGCGGTCATAACTTCGTTCAAAGAAGCACTTAAAGCCGTTGTAGCCACGCTTGGAAAGGCTTGGGAATTTATTAAGTCTATCTTTGGGGAGTACGGCGATGTAATTCTCACCGTTATGAAAGCAAGTATCAATTTCGGCAAGCAAATATGGGAAGTGCTTGGCGCATTGATAAACGCAATAAAAGTTATCCTTAACCTTGACTTTTCAAAGAGTATTATATATTCGTCGCTTGCCGTTTTTGCGGGCATACTTACGACGATTGTAGGCATTGCTAAAACCTTTTTGGATATACTCAAATCTATCCTTACGCTTGATTTTTCGGGCTTTGGCGAAAGAGTAAAAGGCTACTTTAACTATGGCTTTACCAAAAACTTATGGAATAGAGGCGGTCGCGGTAGAGGCATTAAGAACTTCTTTAAGGGCTTATTCAATATCGGCACTTATGCGACGGGTGGACTTCCCGACACAGGCTCATTGTTCCTTGCGGGCGAGCGTGGTGCGGAACTTGTAACAAATGTTGGAAGCGGTCAATCGGCAGTTATGAATATGCAACAACTGCAACAAGCGATTTACGGCGGTATGGTTTCGGCACTTTCGACAATGCAACAAGTTGGCGGACACGAAACAGCGCAACCTATCACGGTGAAAATCGGCGAAGATACGCTTTTTGAAATCACAAGGAAATCGGCAACCCGTAGAGGACTTGACTTTGCAAAGGTATGAGGTAGATTATGGCATTAACGGCTGAACAACTTGCGAGATTGCCGCAAGCGTTGCAAGACAACTATAATAGAACAAGGCTTGATTTAGTGGAAATAGACGGGGAGAAGTTCTCGTCCTATTCCACTTTTACTTATTATGAGGCAAAAACCTATGTGAAAAGCCCCACAAGGTCGCAAACGGGCGCAATTGGCAATCTTAATTCCTATGCAACCTTTGTTACCCCCCGCCTTAAAATATCTTTTAACTATATGGATATTGATGTTTATAGGCGACTTATCCAACTTATCAATAGCAAGAACGAGTTTACGGTTACTTGTTATGATGTTGAGAGCGATACAAGGGTAACAAACAAGATGTATTTTTCGCCTAACGATTATCCCGAAATCTATCAGCAAAAACTCAAAGTGCTTGGGTTGCTCAATTATGAGATTGAACTTGTCGGTACAAATAACGACCTTGACTATGTTTCGTTGACTTACAATGCAAACACTACTGATACGGTCGCACAAATGCCCACAAGCCGCGAAATTCCAAAAAACACGAATGTTGTTATAGGCAATGGCTTAACGCCCACAAGGAGCGGATATGAGTTCGTTAAGTGGGGTACTTCGGCGGACGGCTCGACGTTTAACTATCTTAACGGCGAAGAATATCTTATTTATAAGAATACTACTCTTTATGCTATTTGGAGAGCAAGTGTATGATAGAGTATTCAGCAATAATAAAGTCCATAAGCGCGGCAACAAACGAGATTTCGGCAGCGACCTATGAGCGCGGCTATGTAAACGACGGTCTTACGTCAAACACGGCGGATATTTTTAGCGTGTGTAATACACAGGCAAATGTCGGCGCAACCCCGTTTTTGTTAAGTCATAGCAAGTTAGGCGGGGGGCATACTTTTGCGCCTAATAAGGTCGATTATTCAATATTAAGCGTATATCGTATTTCGGGGGTAGGAGTTCCAGAGGTTTATAATGTATATATCATTTGTGCCGCTCCCGCACAAGGACTTACAATTGCGTTTGACACATATAATAATCACTATCCCGCAAAGACAAAGTTCGGGAACACAACTGCGAGCATATACATTAACGGAAAGTATTTTGATATAAATAGTCCAATAACATATTTCCCCGTTGAAACAAAGACGGGAAGCGTTGGGGAATATAAGGACGTGCCGTTGTATAATATAGGCGTAAGTGGGGGTATGGACGACGCAGGCTCAAAAAACGGCAAATACCCCACTATTATCAGCGGCATTAACATAGGTGTAAGATATGCGGTTGATAAAATAAATATGGTTGATATGGATATATCTCAAAGCGATAGACCGACAAATAATAAGCCTATTTTCGGCGTTATGTCGGGAACTGCGTCGCTTAAAGTGAAAGACGACGGCGGCGAGTTGCTTGGATATGTGCAAAATAAGACCATAGGGCGCAATAGCCCCGTTGAGTTTATAATTAAGAACTCCACGGCAAACAAACAACAAAGTGTCGCTAAAATGCTTATTTCGGACTTAAAATACGATGTAAACAACTTTAACATCGACCTTGAATTGTCCGACGGGCTTTTGGAATTACAAGAAACCGAAAGCAACGAGATTAAAATGAGTACAACGCCGATGACCGCAAAGGCTGTTTTTGAAAGGTTAAAGGCTTATGTAACGAAATATGAGTTTGCTGTTACGGCAAATGCGGAAACGATAATGTCGTCAACCACAATAAAATATCCGTTTTTGGAACAATCAAAAGTGTGGGCGGCATTTGATAAACTTTGCAATCTATGTGGATTGTATATGTATATGGGTGCGGACGGCAAAATCGTCATCGACACGCAACTTCTTTCGTGATTATGGCAATAGTAATTAAAGCAAAAAACATATACGGCGATATTGATAATAACAAAATTGTCAATAACGAGATAAAGACCGTAAACTTTTCGGAGAACAATATTGCGGTCGTTTCCAACACGTCGGTTGGCAATACGGGTTTTAGTGGATATACGAGTGAAGAATGTACTTATTCGCGTGCGCCATTGACGGCGGAACAACTCACGGCACGAAACACAGGGCTTACGCTTAAAGAAAGGGTGGTTTCCAACACAAAATACCTTGGGCAAGGAGATGACTATTATATTGCATATTTTCAAGTGAATGTGCCTATTTCGTCGCCCATTGATTTATCGCAAGCGTTGTCATTTGATTACAATTACACAACGGGCAGAGGTCGTAAAGGCGGCGGCGGAGATACCAAAACGGGAACAATTACGGGCAATGTCGCTCAATATTATGACAACTATGCCGCGTTTAGGAATGTTAGCGTTGAGTTAAAAGACGGTGAACAAGGATATGCGCCGAAATTTGAGTTAGGCGTGCTGTTAGACGGCACAACTTCTAACAACTTGTCCTTGGCGTTTTGGATTGTTTATGACTATAACCATACATATCCTTACTCGTCGGAATATACGGGATTTACATACATTTATGATAGATATTTGGTACAATCAGTTTCGGCAAGCATTGCGGGGCAACAATTTCAAGTGTCAAGTGCGCCCGTTTCAATCGGCACGGGAACTTTCGCACAAAGTTTATCATATAATGAACTTTATCAAACGGAAACTAAAATAACAATCGGGGAAACCACTGAAAAAATCGGCACTTTTCTCGCAAATAAAATTATAAATAAGTGGACAAATGGTAAAGAAACTGCTAAACTATTAGTAGAATATGGCGAATATTATGACACTGACGGCAATTTGGTTAAGAGCGTTGAAAGCAACGACAAGTCAATGATATTCAAAATCGGTGAAGTTGTGCGCCCTTATGTCAACTCGGTTAGTGGCGACACGCCTATGTCGAAAAACATTGACGGGACACCAAAAGACTTTTTGATTATTGGGGTAGAGCCTTTCTATGACGGTGCTTGTTGGCAAAGGCTCACTCTTTTAGAATATTGAGGTATTTATGGCAAATTTTACACCTAAAAAAATAGACACCAGCACAATCAATTCGGGGCAGGAATATGCGGTTGGCGATATGGTTGCACCGAGCGCAATTAACTCACCGATTGAAAGCGGCTTGTACACCGAGATTATTGCGGACGGACTTACGCAAGCCCCCGATATAAGTCAAATCGCAGGGGTTGGCACGCCCACAATCGAGTTCGTGGACGGCGCGACCGTCAATGGCGTGAAAACAAAGAAGTTCGCCTTTAAGAATATGCTTGGTGGGGGCAGTGGAATACAACCTTTGCGAATGAGAGATAGCGAAAACGGCTTATTTTCCGCATTTGATGGCACAAAAGCCTATGACTTGATTTTCGACAAAACCGACTTTGTTGTTGATAGGTCAACGCTTTATAAAGTAAAGGTAAACACCACTAAATTTGTTGACACAAAGTGGACGTGGGCAAATCCAGCAGGCACACCGCCAGATATGTTGAAAATAAAGAAAGGCGAGGTATATGCAATAACGGGGGTTAGGATTATATCAAGCCCATATTCCACAATATATACGCCTATTTTTATGGTCGAGTGGTCGAATAGTAATGTTAAGACAATAGAACTAACATCATCGTCAAGCGTATCGGGCAACACTTTTTTGACAAGAACTTATTACTTATCAATAAGTGAGTATTCAAGCGACACGGGGTTAGTATATTTGAAATGTCGCAATAGTAGCATTACAAAGGGAACTGACGGGACTATATCATTTAGTGAAACAACCGAAAATATCCCGTATTACTATCGAAAGGTTTTCTACGATAAAAACCCCCTATAACATAGGAGAGCATAAATGAACGATATACAAATTGAAACCAAAAACTCACCGTGGTATGAAGATGAAAAGTGGCATTGGTATGTTAAAAACACTGTATCATTAAGATATAAGTTTGATAATTTAGAAGTTGCCACGGGCGACCGCATTGAAGTGCATTTCTATGACCGCAAGGGCGCGGAAGTGCTTTCTTACACTTATAACAACTTGGAGCAACAAACAGACCCCGTTTCTGGCACAAAGTTCGTACAAATCATTATTGATATTGACGAAGTGGATAGCGAGAAACTTACAAGGGGCGATTATGTGTTCTGTATCACCTATTATGGCAAAGGCGAGAACGACGAAGAGAACATTAAAACCATTTGTGCAAATCAAAATGTTGAGGTATTAAGTTGCCACTAATCAATGACGCTAACGATTTCGGCGTAGATGTATATGTTGATGTCGTTGGAAAAGACAATATAAATGTTGAGATAGGCGCGGACGGCTCAAAAAAGGACGTAAATGTCAAAATTGAAGAGCCGCAGGGTGCAAGTGTTACCGCCGATGTTTTAGGGCGTAAAAACGCAAATGTGAGCCTTGCCGCAGACGATACCACCTTATCCGCTTATACGAATTTGAGCGGGGCAGAGCCGCAATATTTCCGCGACCACGTTCTCAATATGAATAACCCGCACCAAACGACGGCGGAGCAAGTGAAAGCCGTGCCGTTGGAGTTGGGCGGTTTTGCACGCATTGACCCAACCGCAAACACCAAAGGTTTTCGGCAGCAAGCGTTTGTCTATGTCAACAAGGGAAATCAAGGTTTCCGAATGTCCTTGCAAGAGATTAAGGACTTAAACACTAAAATAGTTGACGCAAAGAGCCACAAGAGCGTAAACTCGGCGGATTTGAGTGTCGGCGATTATATTTATAGCGAAGATTAAGGAGATATTTTATGGCAGAAAAAAGAAAAGTATGGCGAGTTAAAGACAAAAGCGGCGCACTTGAACAAGTACTTGTTGAAACAAGTGCGGAACAAGTTACTGTTGCTGATGCGGCAGGTAAATTGACTGCTACAAATGTAGAAGCCGCATTACAGGAATTAGCAACTAATATATCAAACGCAGGCAAAGTTGACGATGTAAAGGATGTTAATGGAAATTCAATTGTTACAAATAAAGTTGCAACCCTTTCTAAAACGGCGGTAGGTTTAGGAAATGTAACAAACGACGCGCAGGTAAAACGTTCAGAAATGGGCGCAGCAAGTGGTGTTGCAACCCTTGATACATCTGGAAAGGTACCATCGTCGCAACTTCCGTCTTATGTTGACGACGTTCTCGAATATGCGAATAAAGCAGGCTTCCCCGCAACAGGTGAAAGTGGAAAGATTTATGTTGCACAAGACACTAACTTAACTTATCGTTGGAGTGGAACGGCGTACGTTGAAATAAGTCCGTCGCTGGCACTTGGTGAAACCTCGTCAACGGCATACGCGGGAGACAAAGGAAAGAGAAATGCAGACCAGATTGCTAGGATTATAAGTGGTACTGTGAAAGCAGGCTGGGCAAATAAGGCAGATAATGCAACAAACGCAGATAATGCAACAAATGCTGATGTGGCGGAGAAAGTTAAGCAACCATTGAAAATTTATTACAAGACGCACCCGCAGGTCAGTTATTCCACAGATGATTATGATGGTTCGACAGCGTTCGACCTTGCTTTTGACCAACAATTTTTTCAGGGATATTCTTTGGAAGAAGAAGGACATAAATTCTCTCGTGCTATTGGGTTGAAACCCGTGGTAACGGATGGCTCATATTCCGCAGTAAAGGTTGACCGTTATGGGCGAGTAACGGCAGGTGGCAAGTCGATTGAGTTTGGTACTTCGGGGCAGACCGCACCGAGTGATGACCTTATGGTTGGCGGACTTTTCTTTCAATTACAATAAACAAATAGGGGGTATGCAGTATGGCAACCTATAAACCTATAAGGAAAACGGCGAACGGCACGGAAGAAATCAAAATTCCGTATTCCGTTCTTGCCAGCCCGCCGAAAATTCCAACGGCAACATCGGACTTAACGAACGACAGCGGGTTCATAACATCGGACGGCACAGTGAAAAGTGTAGTCGATTATGGCGACACAAATAAAAACATAAAAATCGGTTATTCTGGCGCGGGTATTACTGGCGACAGCATAAAATATATCGCTGGTTATACTACTGGCGACGGCACTACTGGCAATGTTGCGAGAATAAAGGACATTTCCAAAGACGCACTGAAATCGTGGTTGGGATATGCAACAGTTGCAACAAGTGGAAGTTATAACGATTTGTCTAATAAACCGACAATTCCGACCGTAAACAACGGAACACTTACTATACAAAAGAACGGAACGACTGTTCAGACTTTCACCGCTAACCAAAGCGGAAATGCAACGGCAAACATAACCGTCCCGACAAAAGTAAGCGAGTTGACCAACGATAGCGGTTTCACAACGAACACGGGTACGATTACTGGTATTAAGATGAACGGTGTGAGTAAAGGCACGAGTGGGGTTGTTGACCTTGGAACTGTTATAACTGCTGACGGCGGAACTATAAACAAGAGTAAGACTGTTAAAATGGACGCTTCTGCTAATTCTAATGGGGCGAACTTAAAATGGGGAACAGTTAATAGCAAAAATCCCTACATCGGTTATGCTTCCGACCAAACAGATGGAACATTTGTTATAGGAAGTTTGCTTGGTACTAACTATGCTTCTGGTCTTGCAATTGGTGGAGGTTCTGGTAATTTATTGTGGAAAGGAGCAAAGGTCGCTACAACAAGCGATATACCCAATATAAGCGGCAAACTTGATAAATCCGCTTTCTCTCTTTCGGGTACAACATTAACGATAACTATATAAGATTATGACACTTTATTTTAACAATGTAATGCCCACGGCAATAAAATACAACGGCACTGATTTGACGGTGTTAAAATACGGCACAACAGCGGTATGGGGCAAACCTTTTTCGCTTACTGTACAACAAAGTTTTGGTTCGGAATATCGCATACATCGCGACACTTCTCCAAACCAACACGCAAGTATAAGTACAATATCGGGTGGCTCAACTGTCTATTATGGCGACGTTCTTACAATTACGGCAATTCCCGCAAGCGGGTATAAACTTGTTAGTTTTACTATCAATGGCACTGAATACGCAAATGGTGAAACAAGTGCAGTTTCGCAAACGATTACAGTTACAAGTGCGGTTTCTGTTGTAATTAACACTGAAAGTGCTACTTCGTGGAAAACTGTTTGGACAGGAAATGAACTGGTAGCAAGTATTTCATATAAAGGTGAAACAACAGGAAGAAAAGAAGTAGTCTTAACTAACGGCACTCTTTCAGGTGTGGATTGGAGCAAGCCAACAAAAATTACAGGGGAAGCGGTTGCAATGGCGGGAGTTACGAGTAACACGAAAGAAATAACCGAATTGGAACTTATCGACGGCAATAGCGAGTATTTGGTAGGTGTTTCTGTGAAAGGTACAAGCGGTGGTGTAACGTCAATAAAAGCACAGGCAGAAATGAAAATAACGCGTAATGCAAGCAATTCAAATGCTATTGTTAGTGCGTCGTGTACAAGAAATTATACAAATGCTGGTATTTTCTTTTTAAGATTAACGCTTACCAAAGTTGAACAATACTATTAAGGAGCAGATATGAACATAGATTTCACTAAATTTGCAGAGCAAAATATGCTCACTTATAATGACGATAAGACAAGGGTGTTTGTAAAACCCACGGGCAGGCACAGTTTCACGGCATATCCACTTGAAGATTTATCGGGTGTAGTCGCACTAACGCTTGAAGAGTATCTTGGACTTCGTACTGATTATTATCAATTTAATGAGCAACTCACGGGAATTGAAGAATATGTGGCGGAAGAAGAAAGCACCGACGAAACCGCACTTGACGGCGATACCGAAGAATAAATTAAAAAAATCATTACTTTTTTGGCATAAAGGTGTTGACATAACCACTTTTGTGTGCTATTCTTTATTTAGTGAGTGCGCAGACACCTATGTGTTTGCGCGCTTTTTAATTGAGGGTAAAAATGGATTGGCAAGATAGGGCTGACGAATTTGAAAGCGAAATGAAAGACCAAATGGCTGACGAAAACACTGCTGAAATCGACGAAAACATTTCGGACGATGAAGTTGTCGAAGAAACGGAGAAAGTGCCACAAAACGCAAATCTCGCCGTTCCTGACGTGCCGAAAGAAGTTTCCTCGTTCACCAACATTGCAACTGCTCGTATGCAAGAAGATTTTGTTTCGGGCAAGCGCGATGTAAATGAAACGGGTAAGGAAATCGTCCACGCACTTACTCTTGAAAAGTCCGTTGAAGAAACGCGTGAAAACCGCGACTTTTTGGCGGATATTAAAAAGACAAAGCAAGACGAATTAAAACTTAACTTTGAAAACAAGGTACTTGAAGAAGAACGCAAGAAGTTAGAGGCAAAACAAAACAAAGCGGAAGCCTTTTATAAGAGTTTCCGTCCTATTTTGGAATTTGACTTTTCCAACTTGCGTAAAGTACAAAAGAAGAGAGTTATTAAAGACGGCGAAAAGGCTGACGATATGCGCCGTTTCCGTCGCAAGGACGGCACGGAATATATTTATGAGAGAGAACAACCTAAAACCTATGCGGATAGGTCGTACGGCATACCGCTTATGGTGCTTATGTTGTGTATCTTGACATTGCCCTATTGCCTTGTTACAATAATTCTTTCGATATTTAACGCTGTAAACGAAGTCTTTATGCAAATAGCGAACTTCGGCAAACCCGCACTTGTGATTTGTTCATCGCTTGCAATTATGTCGATTATTGGCGTGATTGTCTATGTGATTTTGTTGCTTGTGCAAAACTCTTTCGGCGTAATAATATTCCCCGACAAAGCGGCTCTTGAACTTTTGAGCCTTTTATAATATTAAAAACGGAGTGTAAACTATGTTAAAAGTAAACTCGGAAAAATTACTTGGTGAAATTGCAAGACTGCAAGGCGAAATTGCGGATAACGACTTACACGCTTTCAACGAAGCAAAGGCTATCGGCGAACAGCGCGGTTGGAGCGATGTGCTTATCAGCGCATTTGCGGATATTCTCTTAAAGGAAGAAGCGGCATTTGATATTTCGGCAAAAAAGAAAACGCTTGATTATCTTATGCTTTTCGTGGAAGAAGTTGCGGACGAACCCGTGGAAGAAGAAGTTGTACCCGCTCCCGCCCCCGTAGAAGAAGTTGCCCCCGAAGTCGTTGAGCAGCCCGTTGTTACGGAAGCACCCGTGCAAGAACCCGCAGAAGCCCCCTATATTCCCGTATTTTAATTATGTCAGACGATGAGGTGCTGAAACAAAAGATTGTCCGAAAGGCTCTTGATAATCGAACATTGCTTATTTTGTCGGTTATTGACTTGCTTTTCGGCATTGTTTCAATGTGCCTAACTTCAATAGATTGGCAAATTTGCTCGCTTATTGCAAGTTTGTTGTCTTTTGTGATGATACTTAAAATACTTGTAGCGTATCGGAGCGACTTGAAATCAAATGTATCGACACTTATCATAAGCATAGCCGATATATTTACAGGTGCTTTATCAGTGGCACTTGCCGTTTATGCACTTAAAGCGATTGTCGTTTTGGTTTCATCACTTAAAGTAACAAAGGTAGCGGTGCAAACAAGCAAGGCGGTTAAACTTATGGAAGCCACTAAACCTATTGCGGTCAAAACTCTTCCAAAAGTTGGGGCTATTTTTATAGCATTTTGTGCGACAAATATAAACAAAAAAAGAGGTAAAACTATGGCAAAGGAAAAAGTTGTCAAGGAAAAGAAAGCAATAAAGCAAAGTGCTTTTGCAATTTACCTTAAAAACAATCCTAAAACGATATGTGGTATTGTTGCTTCGTTTATCGCAAGTGCAATGTCAGGCGCAGGTGCTTCGTGTGGGATTGTGTATGGGAATGTGCAAATCCCTTTGTGGGCAAGTATCATAATCGGTGTACTCGTGTTTGGCTTACTTATGGCAATTCTTTGTTTGGGTTGTGTGAGTGCGGGTTGGGAAAGCCCCATTATGGTGGCTCTTCGTAAAACCGCAAAGGCTCTCGGTTTCAGCAAGTCCGTTGACCTTGTAGAGCAGGCGTATGCGGAAGCGGAAGCACAAAAGGCAAACGAAGAAGCACAAGCAATCGCAAAAGCGAAAGCCGACCACGATATGTATGAAGCGGAATATCGCAGAGAAGTTGCGGACGGCAACTGCCTTGTATCGCTTGATGAATTTATCGAACAAAAGAAAGCAGAAGCCGAACAAAGACAGCAAGAACAGGCAAAACTCGAACTTCTTAACGAGTTCCGTGCGGCTGTTGCAAACGGTGCATTTGTCGGCAGTTTTGACGATTTTTGCGCTAAAAGATAACAAAACACAAAGAGTATGAAAATGAAACTCTATAAGATTATGAGTGGATTATTCATACTCTTAATTTTATGCTTATTGATTGCATATTACGAATTGTAGGGGGATAGGAAATTAACAATAACGTTATCCGTGCGATGATATACATTGATGGGATAAGCACTTTGCCTATCCCTTTTATCTTTATTCTTGTGCTAACTCGTCCAACTTGTCAAAAAATTCGTCGATTATATAGTCTTTGATTTTTTCACATAAATCCTTTTTCGCTTGCCGTATCGCCTTTTCCCGTTCGGTTTCCATTACTTCGCATACCGCAAACATAGTATTGTCGGGCAGTTCGGCTTTGGTGTAGTGCATTTCAAGTCCACAAATCATCGGCGGATATACTGCATTGCCTATCATTTTTTCGGGGACACGAACAAAGTTTTCGTTGATAATGATTGCGTTCGCCCTAATGTGTTGTTGATGAGCCAATTCTTTCGCTTCGTATATTCTGTCGATAAGTTCATTGATTGTCATAGTTTTTTCTTCCATTTTTTACTCCTAAAAATTCCATTCGGGTTTATCCTTAAACTCTATATTATATCTGTCTTTAAGATATTTTACTGTCGGCATAAAAAATACTCTCGGAACATTTATGTTTGGAATATTTGCTTTTGCCCATTCAAGAATGTCGTCAGGTAACGGCATAGACAGCATACAATATGTTATAATGTGATTTAACATATCAGCAGTTGGCTTATCGTTGGCAAACTCTTTATTACAGTTCACATCAATTTTGCTCGGAAGCCAAGATTGTGCGAACGACAATTTATCTTGCAATTTCTTGATTTTATGCGCCGACAAGCGGGAAATCATAGAAAGTCCTAAATCTTCAAAGTCGTTTTCAACAAACCACATTTCTATAATTTCTGCTTCCTTAACGGGGTCAGTTGTGTTTCCATATTGTATCAATAATTCTTTAAGCGTCATTTTTTACTCCTTATGTCAGCCGAGAAAGGGCGGTTTCCCGACAAGGGTGTTATTTTATTACGTTGTTGTTTTTTTATTTACGCCGTCGCCGCCCCGACAGTGCATTGCTATAAGTCGATATTCACTCTTTATAAACCGTGTATTTCACGCTTTTCTTGTTTTGCGTGTCAAATACGATTATTCGCTCATTCGTTGATTTTGTGAAACTCCACACACAATCTTTGCTTCCCGACGAAACACATCGTCTAACACATTCAAGTGCCGTTGCTTCGTCAGTGTCGATTATATGTATTATGATTTTCTTTTCGTTCATCTCCAATTCTCCCCCTTGACTTCAATCTGCTCGCACATTTCCCTTATTCGGTCGATTGTCGCACGGTCATAGTGTTTCGCTAACAAGTCCATAAGCGTGTAGTTCGATGAGAATATCATCGGTCGCATTGCGTTGTAACGGTCGTTGATAAGATTGAACACTTTTTGTTGCAACCACCCGTCCGAGCCGTTCTTCCATACCAACTCTTTGCCGAAATCGTCAATGAACAGGAAGTCGCAATTTCGCACTTGATTGAGTTCAGTTGTGTCGTTCGTCAATATAAGGTCGGCAATTCGGCTTATATTCGTAAACTTGACCTTAAAGCCTTGCTCCAACAGTTCATTCGCCATACACGCCGTTAAGTGCGTTTTGCCTACTCCGACAGCCCCGCTGATATAAACGCCTTTACCGTCATAGCAGTTCTTTTGTGCGTTCAGGCAATAATCGACACACTTGTCATACGCCTTTTTCAGTTCAGGGTTGTCCGTTCTTGTATTCAAAAACGACACCGTCGAATATCTTTCGTCCATAAGTGAGATTTCCTTTAACTGTGCAATCTTTTGTTTTCTCGCCCATTCTTTCTCGGCGTTCTCCAACTTCCGATGCGCCATATCCCGACATTGACAAGCGATATGTATCAGCGTTCCGTCGTCGTTCACAAAGTCAGGAAACACTCGCGGCGTGTTGCAGTTCGTGCAATAAATCACACCGTCCCGCAAAACTTCGTCGTCTGCAAGTTCATAGTCACTTAATGCCTTAAAATACAATTCTTTACTTCTTTTCATAATTTCTCCTTAACAGCATTTCAATGCTTTTTCGTAACTTATATTTAGTTGTTTCGCAAATTCCTCAACTTGCGCCCTTGTGTATTTGCCTTTAATCAGTTCTTCTTGCGGCTCGCTTTGTTCATAATTGTTCGCCCAGCACTCTCCATTAAAATAAGTCGCTCCGAGTTTTATATAACATTTATCGGTGTTACGAGCCTTTATATGATTGCTGTAAGTTTCAACGCCCTTTTTGATTTCGTCAAAACTTGCTTTCTTTCTCGCAGTCTTGTATGCCGAAAAAGCCTTTTTCTTATCTTCCTTTCGGGGATAGAGTTTCCATACTTCTTCAAATTCCTGCTCGATTTGAACATTTATATTTAGTTTTTTATTAGTGATATTTATATCACTTTCAGTATTTAATGGTTTAGTATTTAATTGTTGCGGGTTTTCCGTTATCGGTTTTACCGTCGACGGGTTTTCCGTAAACGGTTTTTCCGTGTACGGTTGTTCATAAACATCATAATCATATCCCGCAAATTTCCCGTCTTGCCCTTTCGCTTGCGAGCGCACCAAATAGCCAAATTGTTCAAGTTCCGTAATTGCGCTTATAACGCTATCTTTCCCGTCTTTTGACAGTTTTACAAGCCCATCAACGGAATAGTCCCACTCTTCGGGGAGCGACAACATAAGCGACAATAACCCTTTCGCTTTAAGGCTCATATCTTTTTCCCGAAAATGATAATTGCTCATCACGGTATAATTGTTTGTTTTTTGTATTCTTATAACCGACATATATGTTCTCCTTTCGTTATTTGTTTTATAATATCTTTGTATATTATTGAAATTGTTTTTTTAACACAATCTTCGGGAGAATTATATATTTGAGAGCCTGTAAATCTAATTATTTTATACCCCAACTCCATAATAGATTGTTCTCGTTCATAGTCATTCGCCATTTGTTGTTTGTTTGAATGATATTCAAAACCGTCCAATTCAATAACATATTTTAAGTCGCTGATTTCGGGATATAGAAAATGCCCGTCCTTATCTTTTTTTGAAAAATCAATCACAAAATCGGCAATATATGTTTTATTGTTATATTTTATAGGCGTTTGCTCTTGTAATTCTTCCTTAAACAAATTGCCTAACGAAATTCCAAATATTTCATCTTCTGTCGTTTCCATATCCGTCAATGTTGCGAAATATGATATTTTATAAATTTGTTCAATCGGCGATAAGTTCGGGCAAACAATACCATATATATAAATGTTAGCGTCATCACAAGTTCTGACATAATATTTTAATAAGCATTCTTTTGCTTTATCACACAATAAATCGGCTTCTTCGTCCAAATAGTCAACTTTGTTTGCATAAAACTTTATCATAGTCAATCTCCTTTTAGCAATAAAAAACCGTCCTAACATTCCTTTATGTGGCTAACAGGTAGTTAAGACGGTTTTCACACCGATATTCAGTTTGCGATACACGATGTAGCCACTCACCGAATACCGATTACAAGTCTATTATATGCTTGCTTTATGCGCTTGTCAAGCGGTTTTGCGAAAAAGTTAAGAAAAATTAAACTTCCCAGCGATGACCGCAATTTTGGCAAATAGCATATTGTTTTGTTTTACTACCTTTCTTTATAAGTAAAGGAAATAGAAGTGCAACACCGCAAGTAAAGAAACCGAGAATAAGCCAAAGGCAAACACCGAGAACGCCACGCTTTTTCTGTTCGGCAACAACTTGAACTTTTACATCATCACTTTTGCAATTCGGGCAAATCATAACAAATCTCCTAATTTGGTTTTATTTATAAGGAAATACTACCATAGACCACCTATAAAGTCAAGAAAAAAAGTATAAAAAACATTGTCAAAGTAGTCGAAAGTGGTTGACAAGCGGATAAATAAATGGTATAATGATAAATAGTTGGAGGTTAGAAATGGAAAACTCGAAAGAAAAACAAGAAACGAAAAGAAGTATCAAAATCAGCGAAAGCGCTCATACGAAAATGAGTGATATTAAGGGGTACTATGGAATATCCTTTACAAAACAAGTGGACATTGCCATTAAGGACTATTACGAAAAAATGAAAAAAGGACAACTGCAATGAAACGGTTTTATGCTTTTGAGAAAGACAAGCCGCAGAGTTGTAAAGAATGTAATTGTCATAAGTATGTACACGAATTAAAGCCTTGCGACATATGCTGTTCGGTAGTAACGAAATATGCGTGCCTTTTGGACGGTCATTATGATTTTGTGAGTTTTGAAAACACTTATGAAAAGTGTCCGATAAAATCACTTGACAAGGTAATTAAAAAACTTATAAAGGAGAATAAAAATGTTACTTGATTGGTTGTTTGGCAGCAAAGATAGTGAAGTCGATAGAGCGGACGACGAAGTTTCAATTTTTGAAGATGACGATGACGACTAACTTTGACGAAGAAACCCACAAATATACAATAGACGGCATAGAATATCCGAGTGTAACCGAAATTTGCGAGCCGATTTCTTTCAAGCGATTAGACGCTTTATCCAAAAGTTTGCTTGATAGGGCAAAGCAACGCGGAACGGAAGTCCACGAACTTTGCGAAACTTATGCGCTTACAGGTGAAGTTGATGACGAAATGAAAGAAAGCCCATATTTGCCCTATATCGCAAGTTTTGTCGAATGGTATAAAACTTATCGACCAAAAGTGATTTACACGGAAAAGGCACTGTTTTCGGCGAAATTAGGGTATTGCGGGAAATGCGACCTTGTTTGCGAAATCGACGGAAAGATTTTTTTGATTGATTACAAGGCGACAAGTGTGATTGACAAGAAATCGTTGTCGGTGCAGTTGGTCGGGTACAAGAACTTACTTGCCGAGTACGGCATAAACACCGAGTGCGAATATGTATTGCACTTAAAAAAAGACGGGTATGTTTTCAAGCCGATAAAACTCGATTATGAGTGGTTTGATATTTTACTTAAACACAATAAAAAATTAAAGGAGAAATATAATGGAAAATAACATTATTGTTTATGAAGCACCAAAGGCGGAACTTTCTACCAAAAGAAACAACTATGAATTGAGGATAGGAGATTTTTCGACAACGCTTAAAAGGGGTGTTGATTTTGGTAAAGTGCCGAAAGCGAAAACACCGTCATTGTGGAAAAGCGGAGCGGAAAAAGTCCTTATGGGATATAACCTTGCTTATGACACCGAAATCACCGATAGTTATAAAGACTATAATAAAGGGTTTTTCTATTATGAGATTAAGGCAACCGCATACTATGACGGCAAGGTTGTAAGAACGGGTGTCGGGTGCGCTAACACAAATGAGCGTTCTTTCGGTGTAGCGGGAGCATTTGATAGTGCCAACAGTGCTTTGAAGAAAGCAAAAAAACGGGCTGTGGTTGATTTGGCACTCACAATCGCGGGACTTTCTGACGCATTTACGCAAGACATTGAAGATGAAAACAACGAAGAAAGGGCAAAGGAAATTTTGTCCGACAATGACCCGATAACCCCGAAACAAATCAAGAGAATTTTTGCGATTGCGGCGAACAATGAGATTACGGCGGAAAAAGCAAAGCAACTTCTTGTGAGCAAGGGCTATGCGTCCACAAAAGACATCAAGCAAAAAGACTATGATGAAGTGGTCGAATATTTTGAAAAATACAATGAAAACAAATAAGGAGAAACATATATGATTTATCTTGTAGAGAAAGGCGAAAACAAAAGTAAGTATGAAATCCGTAAAGCAAAGTACATTGAGAGTTGCAAGTGCAATAAACTCAATATACAGTACAAAGACAAAGTAACAAACGCTTATGAAGAAGCGACAATCACGATTTGGGGCGAGCAGTTGGCGATTACCCCGCATAATTGGGAAAAGAAAACCAAAGGCGACGAAATTCAAATCAACAAGGTGTCGGCAATCGGGCTTAACCCCGAATACAAAGGCAAGAGAACTCTTAACATTACAGTTCCGTCCGACGGCTTCTCGCTTATAAGAGCGAATTGGGGCAACGACGGCGACACCGAAACAACCACGACCGCACCGCAATCTTTTAGCGGAATGGACGACTTTTTACCTTTTTAAGTGAATAATGGATAAGTTTGTTATTATATCGGACACAAGACAGCAAGAGGGCAAGCACGAAGCAAAACTTGCATATTTTAAGGCACAAGGTTATAAAGTAGTAAGGACGAAACTTTTTGTCGGCGACTATGCCCGACTTGATAATCAAACGATAGCCATTGACACGAAGAAAGATTTTCTGGAACTCTGCGGAAACGTCTGCGGAAACCAACACGAAAGGTTTAGGGACGAGTGCAAGCGGGCAAAAGAGTGCGGAATACAACTAATTGTTCTTATAGAAGAAATACCGCCGCACGGAAATTTGGCTGAATGGCACTCTCCCCGAACGAAAGTCAAAGGGGAAACCCTTGCAAAGTGTTTGCGAACAATGCAAGAGCGATACGGTGTTAAGTTTGGATTTTGCGACAAGGCAAGCACGGGAAAAATCATTATAAACATACTTAAAGGAGTAGATAAATGAAAGTACGACAAGTGGCGGAACTCGTTAAAGAGATTTTGGAACAGAAACCGAGAGCAAGGGATTGCGATTTTGTCCTATATGGGTTTGTCCTGAACAAGTACGGGTATTCAATCAATATCCCGTTCTGTGAACTTGCGGAAAGAGTAAAGGCGAAAGAAATTCCGTCAATGGAAACAGTAGGGCGCACAAGGCGCAAATGTATGGAACTTTACCCGTCATTGCGTGGTAAGTCTTATGAGCCGAGAGAAGAAAGGCAACTTGAATTTGTCGATTTTGCAAAGGACGGAAGTATATGAAACCCGAAGATTTTATTAAAGAACAGGAAAAGCAAACAAAAGCGGCGTTAGATTTAGGCACATTATTTACACTTTTTGCGATTGTTGGGCTTGTACTTGACATTGTGCTTGCCACAATACACGCCACAACTGGTGTGGAAATCGCAAGTTATGTAATCATAGGAATAATATTGGCACTTGTAGTTTTTTCGTCATTAGCGGCGGTAAGGTCAGCAAAAGCCGATATGAGAACACTTAAAGCACTTAAAAAGGCGGTTGAAGAATATGACAAGCAAGCAGAATGAGAAATTGCAAGACCTTGTATGTGCAATGATATATAAATGGTTTGGGCTAAACATAGCCGACCTTGCCAAAATAGCAAAACCCTCAAAGTTTGCTTGCATTACTCCCGACGAAATACAAAGGCTTTGCCGAGAAATAGGAGAAGAAGATGATTAGTTTATTCAATGAAGATATAATGGCGTTGCGGATTTATACAAGAGTGGTAAAACCCACCGAGAACGAGTTTATCACCTATCCCGACACAATCTGGAAGAAGATACTTGTATTATATGAAGAAAAGACACCGAACTTTAAGGACACCGTTTTTTCTATCATAGAGTATGAGTTTGAAAACGATAACCATACCGTTTATGAGAATAGGACAAAACTTGAAAACCTAACCGATTATAGGGAAAAGTGTAACAACGCTCTTGACGACGGATTTAGGGAAATTGAAGTTCGCGCCTTGCAAGACGAACTCGCCGAATTGTATTACGGCAAAGAGCCAAAGGAATAATATATGTTATGTTAGATATTATACAAGATATTGACGAAAATGGCGAACCCGTCCAAATGGACGAAATCGACTATAAGATAGATAAAATCAAAAAAGGCACAAGCGAAATGTTTTCAAAACTTATCGCTGAAAAAACTGCAAACGAAGCCCGCTCTAAACCGCTTACGGCAAAATATGGTTATCGCCTTGCAACAAAAATTACGGCGGTTATCCACCAACTCGGACTTAAAGACACCGACCATATTATTAGTCTAAATAATGACGATATAAGGGGCTATTTCAATGCTTATTCCGACCTTATCGCATTTTACAACGAATACTTTGACTTCCCTGCCAACAAGCAAGATTTTTGCGCCCTAATCGGCATAACAGTAAAAGTTTACAATTCGTGGGCGGAAGATGACGATGACGAGCGACGGCTTTTGGTGCAATCAATCGACGACTATTTTAACTCACTCGGCTTTCACGCTGGCGAAGTCGGAAACGTCAACGACAAGGCAACAATGGCGCGAATGAAAATCAAGGACGCGGGGCAAGGGCTTGTGGAAAACAACTTTTCGGCAACAATCTCGGTTGAAAACAAACTTAACCAAAGCCCGCTTGAACTCCAAAAGCAACTTGAAAGGCTACTCGGCGCAAGTATGACGGCGGAACAAAAAAAATTAAAATAATAAAATAAAAATACTTGACAACCGCATTTGGATATGATAATATTAAACCATACCAAAGGCGGTTTTTACATAAAGGAGTAAGAAAAATGAACTTTGCTTATATGAGAGTTAGTACAAAAGATAAACAAGAATTTATCCGTCAAGAGTTCGTGCTTAAAGACTATAAGATAGATAAAGTGTTTGAAGAAAAGATAAGCGGGACTAAAAAGGCTTGCGGTCGTCAAGAGTTCGAGAAAATGCTTAAAGAACTTAAAGCAGGCGACACGGTTTACTTTGAGAGTATGAGTAGAATGGCAAGGTCGGTGCAAGACCTTATCGAAACCACTGACTTGCTTGCTCACAAAATGAAAGTAAAGGTAGTATTTATTAAAGAAAATCTTTCTGTCGGTGGAAATGGGCTTGACGCAATGGGCGCACTGCTCTTTAATGTAATGTCGGCATTTGCACAATTTGAACGCGACATTATAGCGGATAGGACAAAACAAGCATTGCAAGCCCGAAAAGCGGCGGGAGTGGCACTTGGGCGCAAGAAAAGCGACAACTATGATGAGCAAGTCGCCGAGATTGAAAAGTGCCTTAAAAACGGATATACGGCGCGAGAGATATGGGAAAACCGAGAAGAACTCGGAATAACCTATGGTCGCTCTCGTGTCTATGAATTAGTAAAAAACATTGGAGGTACTAGATGAAAACAACAAGTGAACTTATGGCAACGATTGCCGAGTGCCACGCAAAAGTTTCGCCTATGATAGCGGACGAGCAATGGGTGGACAGCGACGGCAACATTTATCAAATTGACAGGTCGCCCATAAATTGGGCAGCGGTCGTTAAGGCAAACAAATTGAAGAAGAAAAGGAGAAAAAGAAAATGATAAGAAGTACAATGTTGACAGACGCGTTCGGTGAGTATAATAGCGACTGCGAAAAGGTGGAACGCCTTGAAGCACTTGACGAGGCGATTGCCGAGATAGAAGAGTTAGGCTTTGAAACCTACGCAGGGCGCACACTTGCAAAACTCAAAGAAATGCGAGAGTATTGCAAGGAAGAGATTAAGGAAGAAGCAGAATTTGAGGGTGTTTGCCCTTATTGCGGAGCGGACTTGGAATATGACGATAGAAGCGGAGAATACGAGTGCCACGAGTGCGGATATGGCGGCGGATATGTGCCAAACGAAGATAGGCTTGAAGAGATTTAAGGCAATGACGAAAGCGAAATTTTTGTACAAAACAATAAATAAAGACGGCGATGTTGAATGGTGGTATGAGTACCGCGGGCGCAAATACTCAATCGTGCCTTTCAAAACAGAAGAAACGTTATATCAACTCCACAAGAATGAACAACTCAACATAGATAGACAGGTTGAATTAGATGAAAAGGCAAAGCAATCAACCTTTAAGGGCGAGCCTGCTGAAAAAGGGCTTGAACTCTTTTGGAAATATTTGGAGGAATAAAAATGACAAGACAAGAACAAATAGAAGAAATTGCGAAAATCGTTGACGAAATGTACAATGTATACACAACGACAGCGGACGATATTGCAGAGGGGATATACAACGCAGGTTATCGAAAGATTGACGAGTTTGAAAAGTGCAGAAAATGCCCAGCGTGGTCGGGTACAGATTGTACGAGAAACCCATACACAGAGGGTTGTTTAGATGATAAAGTAAACCTTAAAAACGAAATTAAACGGCTTGAAAAAGAAAACAAGCAACTTAAAACGGAGTGCGCCTTGTTGGACGATGAATTACGCATTGCAAGGCAGGACACAATCGACGTGTTGAACAAGGTAAAAGAAAAGTTGAATAACACGCCGAATGGCTGGGCATATACGACATATATTGACGAACTTATAAAGGAGTATGAAGAATGAAGCACACAAAAGGCGATTTACAACAAATGCAGTCTTTGCCGCTTTCGGCTAAAATCTTAATGACAAAACGCCGTATTCGTGAGTGGTATGATTATTGGGACGGTCAAGTATATGTTTCGTTTTCGGGTGGCAAGGATAGCACGGTATTATTACATATCGCCCGTGAAGTTTACCCAGACATTGAAGCGGTGTTTGTTAATACGGGACTTGAATATCCCGAAATACAATCGTTCGTAAAGACATTCGATAATGTAACGATATTGCGCCCTAAAATGCGCTTTGACGAGGTAATCAAGAAATACGGTTATCCGATTATCAGTAAAGGTGTATCAAGAAAAATAGATGGCGCAAGGAAAGGGAAAGAATGGGCGAAAAAATATGTAGACGGAACCGCAAAGAAAAAAGACGGTAAAAAATCTTTTTATACCGTTGAAAAATATAGTCCATTAGTAAACGCTGACTTTTTAGTATCAAATCAATGTTGTGATATTATGAAAAAAACTCCTGCAAAATATTATACAAAACAAAGCGGTAAAAAACCTATCACGGCGCAAATGGCAGATGAAAGCAAACAAAGGTTTGCACAATGGTTGCAAAAGGGTTGCAATGCTTTTGAAACAAAAAATCCTATGAGCAATCCTATGTCTTTTTGGACTGAACAAGATGTATTGCAATATATCAAAGAGAACAACATTCCGATTGCTTCCGTTTACGGCGATGTCGTATATAAAGATGACAGCGACCAAATGCGCATTGAAGATTACGGCATTGAGGGTTGCGGAACGGAAAAACTTTGCACAACGGGTTGCGATAGAACGGGTTGCATATTTTGTGCTTTCGGGGCGCACCTTGAAAAAGGCGAAAGCAGATTTGAAAGATTAAAGCGTACTCACCCGCGCCAGTATGAGTATTGTATCGGGGGCGGAGAGTATGTAGACGGCGTTTGGCAACCGTCAAAAGAGGGTTTAGGAATGGGACACGTTTTCGACGAACTCAACAAGATTTACGGCGACGGATTTATAAAGTATTAAAGGAGTATGAATGATGAAGAGTGTTTTAATTGCAATTCGCCCGCAATGGGTTGAGAAGATAGCAAGTGGGGAAAAGACAATTGAAGTGCGAAAGACCGCACCGAAAGAAGTGCCGTTTAAGTGCTATATTTACGAAAGCAGAAATGGTGGGCATAGATGTAAACATTGCAATGAAAAAGATAGTTGTTATTCGTATGCGCCAAAAAATGTAGGTTGCTATAACGGTATGGGTAAAGTAATCGGCGAGTTCATCTGCGATAAGGTCTATCCGATAAAAAATCGAGGTAGCAGATTTTCTGTTGCAGATGAAGAGCAAAGCGTAACAAACGAGATTGCCCGCCAAAGTTGTCTTTATTATGACGATATGGTTAGTTATTTTGGCAACAAAGACGGTTTCGGTTGGCATATCAGCGACTTGAAGATTTATGACAAGCCAAAAGAGTTGAGCAAGTTTTATACGAAGAAAAAGTGCAATTCGTGTAAGAAATCGGGGTATGAAAGCACCGCTTGTATGTATGACGAAGATTGCAAAGTGCCTATGTCGATAACTCGTCCCCCACAAAGTTGGATGTACGTTGAAGATTTAGGAGAAGAAAAATGAGTAAATTTGGAGTAGTCGAAAAACAATTTGAATATAAAGGTCACGATTGCATATGTGTATTTAGTTGTCTTGGATATAGGTGCGGTTATGTATCGGTAGATAATTACAATGATTGTTACGAGTATGACATCGATTGTCATTGTGGTTTGAGTTTTGGAGCATCCAGACTTCCCAAGGACTACAACCCAAAGAAAACATATTACATCGGTTTTGACTGCGGTCATATTTGCGACGGAAACGATTACAACTTGGCTTTGAAATATGGTCTTATAGACGAAAAACGATTTAACGAACTTTTGGAAATGCAAATTCATTTGCCAACTTTTCTGGAACCTGTTAGAAGTCTTGAATATGTAGAAGAGCAATGCAAAAAGATTGTTGACCAGTTGGAGGTGGGGAAATGACGGCAAAACAAATAATGGATTTTGTTGAGGAAAATGCTCACTCAAAAGATATGTTCGGGGATTTGGAGAGAGATTTAACAAATCAAAAATACGATATTCTCGTCAAACTTGAAAAGTCACTCAACGACAAAAAATTAAAAAAGCAATATTACGATGTATGCGAAAAAATAAGAATGATATATCTTATGCGCGTTCAAAGGCTTGAATTGTTTGAGCAATCAAATCTAAACTTGGGGAGATTGAGAAATGATTAACAAAGATACATATAAGAGATTGACGGAAAGGCGTGGTGGTTTAGTTATCGACAAATGTGGTAATTGTCCGAATGTAAACAATCCGCAAGGGTGTACGGTTAAAAAATGCTATGAAATTATGAAAAACCGTCTTGCCGAACTTGAAGATAAAATTGAGAACGGAACGCTCGTATTTATTGACGAACCATTTTGGTCGGAATATCACGATTGTTGGGCAGTGTTTCAAAGAACAGAAGATATAGTACAAACTTGTTATATGACTGTAAATCAAGCGAAAGACTACAAAAGCCGAAAAGATGTTGGAGGAGATAAAGAATGAGAGAAATTTTATTCCGAGGCAAACGAGTAGATAACGACGAATGGGTATATGGTTTTCTTACTTGTATGAACTATATTGACGTGTTTACGCAAAAAGTTTGCTATGACGGTGAAGAAGAATTAAAGTATTGTACAGTAGAGCATTGTCAAGTAGACGCACACACAGTTGGACAGTACACAGGCTTAACCGACAAGAACGGCAACAAGATTTTCGAGGGGGATATTGTAGAAAGCCCGAACGGAACACAAGGATTTATAGAGTGGCAAAATGCAGAATGTGCGTTTTTAGTCAATATCGGCGACGATTGGCAAACAATGGACGATTGCCCTTATGAAGTAGTCGGCAATATATACGACAAGGGAGAAGAAGAATGAAACAAATCAGAGCGTTAAGAGCGAACGGCATCGTAATGTTGGTATCGTCAGTGATAACAGCCGTATGTGTCGGGGTGTGTTGGAAGCACTTTCCGATTGCGGTGCAGGCGATATACATTTGCATATCGTTGATGTTTGCAGTGTTCGGCGGAGTAATGGTAGGACGGAGTATTTGGTTGACAAAACAAGTAAAGGAGAATAGAAAATGACAGCAACAGAAATTTGTATAGTTGTTTTTGGTGGAATAGGAACATTGTTGATTGCAATTCCCGCAGTATATATGGGAGTTGATTATTTCCAAGAAAGGAGCAAGAGAAAAAGACCGCTTTTTACACGTATTTTGTACGAAATGGAAAAGATGCACAAGCAGAAACACGAAGTCAATTTCATACTTTTAAGCGACGACGTTCGATATGTTGATTTTGACCGAGTTATGGGCATCCCCGTTGAACGCGCAACATTGCCGAAAGGTGTTCAATTTGTTGTAGCAGAAAGAAAAGTTAAGGAGAATGAAAAATGAAATTTCCGACATTTGAAGAAATTGATAAAGGTTATTGCGTTTATACCGACTATGTATATCTCGGCAAGGACGATTGTGGCGAGCCTAAATATGGCGAGAAAAAAGACCTTGAAGTTATAATTGCACATAATAATTATAAGGAAATTCTAAACGGCGTTTATATTACTCGTAATAGGAAACACGAAAACACGGGTTTCAAATTCACTATCGCAGGCAATAAATATGGTTATCACTATAATTATTCTGAAAAAGGTTGGGCTGATTGTATAGCCAAAATCAAATCCATTTTATCGTTTTATCGTAGGTGCATTGACACCATTTTGGAAGAAGAATGAAAACACGAGAAATCACGGAAGAAATTAAAAAGCAAGTAGTCGAGTGCTATAACCGTCATTATTCGACAGAAAAAACACTTAACATAATTCCTATAAGCATATACCAGTATTATGGGATATTACACGAGGCAAGGGAAAAGGGCGAGTATGTGATACCGCCCCACTCCCCAAAACCAAAGTCGCCTAAACCGCAGAAAGTGCAGAAACAGCACGAGTACGATGTGCGCCGATATAATAACCCTAAAACCGCAGAAAACATAGAAAATACCATTGCAATGCGGGCGGACGGAGTAACGCTCCGAGAAGTCGCAGAAAGGCTTGGCGTGTCGCTTGGAATGGCAAAATACTATTGGAGTATAGCAATATATAGGGGCGAGAAAAAGACGGGCAGACCGAACAAGTTTGAGCCGAGCGGCGTTGAGATTGCCAGAATGAGGCAACTATATGTGGGCGGAGCGTCGGTCGCGCAAATAGCCGCAGAAATGGGCGTATGCGGGACGACGATATACAAGTACTTGAAAGATAATAAATGGCACAGGGCGGCGGTCAGGGATATTCACCGCGAGCGCGTGATATACTTATACCGTTGCGGGTTCTCTTATAGTGAGATTGCGCGGGCAATCGGGCATAGTATAAACTATGTAAGCACTTTGTTAGACGGTGAAAAGGAAAGGCGCAAGCCGTGGACAGACGACGACGAAAGGGCTTTGCTTGCAGCCGTCAAGGACGGGAAAACGCCCGCCGAGATAGCACCTGAAATGGGACGGAGCGCAAACACAATATCGCAATACATTTACTTATTGCGGAAATGCGGCAAGATACCGCCGAGCCAAAGGGCAATAAACCGCCTTAAAAACGGCGAAAACGCGATAGGCGAATAAGTTATCAACCGAGCATAAAAAACCGCCCACGGGGCAACCACGGGGCGGAAAAGGGCAAAAAGATACCCACGGCACAAAACCGTGGGCTTTTCTTTACTTTGTTTCTAAACAATTTTTTAATTCAAATACTATTGCAGGGGGACAACTTCCGTCGCCTTTGTCAAAATAACCGTCCTTTAATATGTTATCAAACTTTTTGACCGTTCGGTCTATCCATTTTTGGTAAATGTTTCGTTCGCCGTTCCATTGTAAGACAATCTCGTTTTTGTAATATGCAATAGGGCTAACAAGCGTATTACTTCCACTTAACCAAACAAATGGATATATATTTTTTTTGGCGATTTTGTCAGTGTCCAAATATTGCCTAAAACAATCAAGTTCTTTAATGTCCATTTTCAAAACTCCTTTGATTTTATTATTTTTTAAGCACTTCTTCCAGTGTATAGATGTATCTTTCGCGGGTAAATACTACCGCTCCAAAAAGGCGGGCAACCGCATAAGCGCGTCGCTTGTCGGTATAGTCCTTTTGTTTTCCGTTTATAAAAAGCGTATAGATTGTCATTGTCGTTATTCTCCTAAAATGTATTGTATGTCGGCTGTCGGTAAGTCGCAGATTTGTACGCGTTGCAGGTCAGGCGAGTTCGGGAGCGACACGAGCGCGTCGCCCTTGCCGAGTAGGTCAACAGCCTTTGCGCAGTCAATTATATTTATGCTATGTCTTTGATTATTGACCGACAGGCAGATTTTTGTTTGGCAGCCGTATTTGACGGTCGAGTTGATAACTTGTAACACGGGATTTTGTGTCGCTATGATTGCAAACACATTGCAAGCGCGCCCCAGATTGACGACTTTATTCATAAGCGTGTCCAACATATCGCGCGCTTCCTTTGTGCCTTGTCGTAATTGCGCGTATTCGTCGATAACAAGCACGAAAAGCGGAAAGTCGGAAAGGTCGGCTTTTCTCTTGCCTTTCTCTTGTAGTATCTTATATCGCTTGTCTATTTCGTCGGCGGTTTTGCGGATAAGGCGCAGGGCTTCGTCGAACGTGTAAGCGACGGGTTCAATAAGTTGCGGCAAACGTCCGTCATATATCGAAAACTCCGTTCGTTTCAGGTCAATCATTAAAAAGACGATTTCCGACGGCTTTGCACCGATTGCAAGCGACAAAACAAGGTTATTTACGGCAACGCTTTTACCGCTTCCAGTCGCGCCCGCAACAAGCACCGAAAGGGTGTCCATAATATTAGCCGTAATAGGTTTATTATCCGTATCAATTCCGATTAGCATTTCGCCCGCGCACTTGTTATATGCGTTGCGCCCGAAAGCGAAAAAGTTAGGGAAAGCGCGTTCAGGGTTCGGGATTGTGATTTTAAGCGTATTGCCCACGCCCGTATTCGCGTTGTAAGTGATTTTTTGTCCCGTAGCGATTTCCAGTGCGCCGACAGCCTTTTTAACCGTTGTAGGCGTGTTTCCGCCGTCAAGGTGTGCCGTGTAGGTCGTGCAGGTGTAGCCAAGGACAGCAGGCGCAACCGTGCAAGGCGCGCCGTGTGCCGTCAAAGTCGATTGTATAAGGGTTTCAGGATAGTATTTCATCTTTTCGCGTTCCACTCCTCGGCAAGTCTTTGTGCCTCCGCCCACGTCGGGCAAGGATAAGCGTGCAAAACCTTTCCCGCGCGGCTCGAATTGTTCAAAAAGTATAAAATGTCCGCGTCGCGTGGTATGCGCTCGGCGACAAAATAGCGCGCCGTCGGTGTTTGATGTATGTCTAAAATATCTGATACAATGTAAATGTATTTCATTTTTTCGCCCTCCTTAATAATAAAACGTTCCGTCCTCCAAAAATTCCCAGTCGTTCGCATCGCAAAGGTCGGAAAACTCGTCGTCGGCAATATTATATAAATAATCATAGCCCTGTCGTTCAATAGTTTTGTCCAGATTGTCAAAGTAGTCCAGTAAATCATTAAAAAACTTTTCTATTACGTCCTTTTTAATGTTTTTGATTTTTAATTCCTCGACAAACTCATCAATAAAATCATTGATATATTTTTTATCCAAAAATTTACAAGAATAGCAGTATCTATTATTTTCGCTAAATTGATATTTATCAATGCTTTCGTCGATATAAAAAGCAATCGTTCTTTTTTCCTTTTCGCTTGCGTTCCAAAGCGGCAAAAAATCAATCAACGCAAACGTCCCATATATATTCGCGCCGTCGCCCTGACAATACGCCAACGAAAATTGCAGGTCAAGCCCACTATGCGGGAAAAGCGAGGCAAGTTCCTCCTTTTTCATTTCGTAAAAGTCCTCCGCTCTTATATCTTCGTTCAGATAGTCGGATTTGGCGCGTGCTTTCGCTTCGTCGCTTAACTCGTTATAGTTATATACATTTTTTGTTATTGTTATGGTTTTCATTTTGTAGCCCTCCTATATTCTCGTATAACCGCTTTTAATTAGTCGGTCGGCATAGCGGTCAATATCGCTTTTTGTTGCCGTTATAGTGTCGCTATCGCGCCGAAAAAGATAATATCCCCGCTCCACCGTGTGCGCTTCGTGGTCAATTTCAATTTGTAGCGCGTTGCCGTTTTTGTTCGTTCTCGTGGTCATTCGTTCAATCATTGTTTTTTACTCCTTTATTGTTGCCGAAAAGGGACGCGGGCGCGCCCCGCTCGGCGTGATTTTACATATATTTATTAAAATATAATTTTATCAGATTGTCGAAAGCGTCAACGCCCAGACCGTCGCGTTCTCTTATAATTGCCGTTGCGATTTCTTCCGTGTAGTCGTCGGCGTCGTCCTCGTCGGTGTCAACCGCCCAGCGCGTATATTTCGGGCTTTCGTAATATTCGGGGTTGTTGATTTCGGCAAAACGCTCGAAAGCGGCTTTTTTCTCGTCGTCGGTCAGACCGTCCCACGCGTCATATATCGCGCTTTCAAGTCGTGATATTATGTTATCATAATGAAAAACGGCTTCGGCGGTTTCTTCGGGATAAAACTCTTCGTTGTCCCAGTCGTCGGCGGTCAATTCATCTTCGGGGACGTCGTGGACAATTTCGCCGTCGCGCATAATATTATAATACGCGGGTTTTACTTTTTCCATATATACGCGTACGCCCTCGGCGTCGGTGTAGTCGATTATGTCGTCCCACGCGTCATCGCCATATTGCAGTTGTGCTTCCGTTTCAGCAGCAAAAACATCATAACCCAGTAAGTCGCAATCGTGTTCAAACTCTTTCCAGTTTTCAATTCTCACTTTTTCAAAACTCCTTTATTTGTAGTACCCCAACGGCGGGACGCTCCCACCGTCAGACGCTCGCGGCTTAAACTCTCTTTATCCCCGCCGCGACGGGTTGCGCGGTCAGTCGCGCCATTTCAAACCATCAACCGCGATTTCGTTTAATTCGTGCGCTTTTGCTTTCGCCGCTTCAAACGCCTTGCGGGTTTCGTCGGTCAGTCGTTCGATTTCGTCAAGGTATGTTTCGATATTGTCAATAAATTTATAACAGTTTACGACTTCCGCGACGGCTTCCGCGTGTATGGTATTGTTTTCGTCAACGATTTTCGCGCGGTTTTTCGTCCAGATTTCAACCCCGCGCCCATACGCCCCGCGCTCGTTTATTGATATACTATCTTTTACTTGTGTAAAATAGTTAGTTGGAAAATAAAACGAAAAACCCTTTTCGCGCATTTCGTCGCGGATTTTTTCGGCGGTTTTCTCGCCGTGTTTTTTGCCGTCGTACTTTTTCAGGATTTCCGCAAGCGCGTTTTTCCCCGTTTCGACAAGTATATAATTATAATTATTAGTCAGAACTTTTCCGCGCGCGCTTATGCGTTCGGCGTTTTTCTTTAATTTGTCGATTTCAAGCGACGCAAGCCCCGCCGCGTCGCGGTCGTGCGCCTTGTGAGCGCTTATAAACGCGTTGTCGGCTTTTTCGCGTTCCGCATCGTTCGCGCGTTTTACTTCCTTATTTGCTTCAATTTCCTTTTTGATTTCGTTTAATGTTTTCATATCTTAAAACTCCTTTGCCCGCGTTTATGCCCGCGGGCGGGCGGTATTGTTTAGTTTTGATTTTCAAATTTATATATTTTTCAATTTTATGTAATTGTTTGTAATATCGGCAATTTCGTTGTATATGTCGCGGTTGTTACGCGATATAAAGCACGATAACCCGCCGTCCGTGATTTCCGTGTCGTTGTTTTCGTCGAAAATATAAATTTTATCGTCGGCGCGGTATTTGTTGCGGCGGTCAATTTCAATGTAATACGACGAATATTCGCCATCGTCGGCGAAATAATATGTATCATCGGTATTATACGCGTTAAGTAGTTCGTTGTTGAAAATTTCGTAACTATCGATTTTCATTTTTACTCCTTTCGGGCTTGCGCCCTTGTTTTATTGTCTTAATAATACCACGGGCGGCGGCGGTTGTCAAGGGGTTTTGCTATACCAATTCTGATATAATGCCATATCACTATTGATATATATACTACTTGTATATTTATACATACTATTGTATATTTATACATAAGGCTATAAAGGGGGCTACAAGGCACGGAACGCGGGCGGGCGCGTTTTCCCCCGTATATATCGCTAACGCCTTAATATATGCCCTTGTAAGCCTTTATTTATATATTATATATCTTTTCTTTTATCTTAAAAATAAGTTATATGCACTCACTTATTATTTTATCGCTTATTATATTATATATTGCTAATCTTATGCCAAAAGTAAGTTATATATACTTTACTTATCGCATATGCGCGCGGGGGTTCGGGTGGTTGGGCGGTTTCCTGAAATTTGATTTTTGGGGCTTTTTGGGGGTTCGGGCGGGTTCTATCCGCTAATCGGTCGTTTTGTGGATGGTCGGCGGGCGTTCGGGGCGTTTTGCGGGCGCGTTCGTGCGTGTTTTTCCGTGCGTGCGGGCGCGGGGGTATGCCCCCCCCATTTTTCGCGCGCGCCCAATCCCTGCGGGTTTACCCTCTCATAGTGTACGGCGGTGGTATAGGGGAAATCGAGTGGTGTGTGGAGCAAAGAGAGTGCGAGTGAGTGTGTTTATTGCATAATATTTAGTGCATAAATATATATATAATATAAGGGGAGTGGGCGAAAGGTTGATTTTATGGCAAAAGAAAAAGAGCGGTGAAGTGTTGGTGTGGGCAACAAAACATCGTTCTTTCTCAAACGGGGGAAATAATGACTATGGTTATAGTATAAGCGATTTGGTGCGGAAAGTCAAGGGAAAGTGCGAAATTGAAATATTTGAGCGAAAGATGTTCAGTGTGGTGATAATGTTTTTGGTGGGAAATGTCAAAATGTATAAATATTCAAAAAAAGTGCGGGCAACGGTGCTAACTATAATTATCAAATTTGTGGAAAAAAGTGGTTGACAGTTTAGTATTTTCAGATATATAATAAAAATAGACATTGGTTGTGTCTTGTCCTCCTGTTGTATTTTAATTCGGGAAAGGCGGGTTGTGTGAGAGCAGCCCGTTTTTTCTATTTATTTTAATAAGGATTATCTTTGTAGATATTAAAAAAGGAGAAAGGTATATATTATGGAAGAATATAAAGCGGTCGTCGTAACCGACGAAAAAAAGATAAATGAAATCAAAAGTGCGTTGTTATCGGGGGAAAGTTCGATTGCAAATGTTAAGCCTGCCGCGCCTGACAAATTGCCTGAAAATGCACAAAAAATTTGGTTTGGTAAGGTTGACAAATAATAACACATAATGATATTATATTTATAGACAAAAGAATAAACAGTTAAGAGCCGAAATCGCCCGACAATCACGGGAAAGTGAGTACACTCTTGACTTTTGGTAAGTTTCGACACGGACTTTCGCTACCGTAGTTCGGACAAAAAGCCCTTGTAAATTGCTGAAAGGCAGTAAGTTTAAGCAGGGGCTTTAATTTTTTTGAAATTTTTTCTATTTTTTAAGAAAATCTCTTGACAGCGGTGGTCGAAAGTGGTAATATTTGTTTATCAACAGTAGGAGGTCATCAAAAATGACTAATAAAGAAAGGCAAAAGAGCCTTGATAAACAAAAGTGGGTAAACAGCGAAGATTTTGGCTATGATTTAAGCGGGAAACTTTTTTATTGCGACCATTGCAAGTGTCAAACGGAGCGCAATATGGTGAAAAGTTGTATGGCAAGTCAAAAACAGCGCGAAGAAAATAGCCTTTGCGCCACCGCTTATAACAAAATGGTTAGAGGAGGAAATAAATAATGGATAAACTTTTACAATATTCGGGAATGTTGGAACGCTTTGCTTTCTTGTCGTTGCTCCGTTCGGGCAACAAAATTGTCGGGGAAACGGTTGATTTTACCGATGAGCAAAAAGAAAGGCTTAAAAATTATTCGGAAAATTTATAAAACCCGTTGACAAAAGTGGGCGTTGGTGGTAATATCAAAGAGTAATCAACGTTTACTCCTGACATAAAAACACATTGGTTACTAATTGCGTAGCGAGGTTTAACCTTGCCGCGACCGCGATTGCCGACTTATATGGGTTGGTTATGATAAGGTTATCTCGAAAGTTCCCTTATTATGTAAAACATACTGTTATATAAGCGGTTAGGGCGATGAACCAACCTAATTGCCCAACTCCTTTGCTTTGTATCAAATAGTGTTGCTTCTGCATTATTGTTTGTACATCTATAACTCCTTTATGCGGTCTGGGCGACACCGTACAAAAAGTCGCCCACTCCTTTATTTTTTGCATTATGAGCGTAGATAATTATGCAAATACAATAAACATTTGTAATAAAGAACTTAATAAGCGACTTAATAAAAAAGCGTTGTGGGACGATGATGAAACCGTTTCACAACTTTTTGATATTCTTTACACTGCCTATTGGCAACAAATTCATAAAGTTTTAGTGCCACAAGAGAATAAAACGGCGGAAGCGGAAATTCGCTCCCATATTAGGTGCATTATTTCTAATCACCTATTGCCTTTATATGCCAAAGTGGAAAAATTGAGCAAGATTGCGAAAAAATCGCCCGAAAATACAAAGTTATTGAATAAGTATATGGAACTTTACGATAACTTTTATGCACTCGCGGCGTTTCGCTCGCTTAAACACTTTGCCCTTTATATGGAATTTGATACCGACCCGAAAGATAGGGTGTGGGAAAATGTAATGCCTTGCTTTGAGGGGCTTTACTTTTATATAAACAAAATGGTGCTTGACGGCTCTATAAAACATATATGTAAACAATATCCGACGGGCTTCGGCAAATCATTTTCAGATATTGAAGCCATATCTTTTATATTTGGTATAAACCCTATAAACAATGATGTAATGAAAGTGGTGGGCAACCCCACGCTTGTGTCGGACGTTATGACGGGAATAGTCAATACAATGAGTAGTGCGAGATATGCAAAAGTGTTCCCATATTACGCGCAATTTAACGGCAAGGAAGAGATTTTTTCCATTTGTAGAATAAGTCAGGGCAATCAGGGCATTTTGGTAATAAACGGCTCTAAACGCCCTAAATCATTCCTTTGTTGCGGAAAAGAAACCGCTATTGACGGCGGTCGCTTTAAGTATAGATTTTATGATGATATTTGTAGGTCGAAAGACAAGGAAAACATCAATGAACACGACAAGGACTGGGCAAGATATAACGATTGTTGGAAAAAGCGTGAGTACGACCAGTATAACTCATTTGAGATAGCGGGTGGCACTGCCTATTCAATTTATGACTTTTTGTCAAGATACAAGGAAAAGTTTGGTGCAAAAAAAGCCGTTCCCGATACTCGCTTTAAGTACACCTATGTGAACGAAAACACTCGATTTGTTTCGGTGTCCTGCCCTAAACTTGACTTTGACACCGATGAAAGCACTTATCCCGCAAAATACTCAACAGCGGAAGCAAGGGAAGAACGCAATAGAGATATGCGTACCTTTATGGCAATGGAACAACAATCGCCATTACCGCCAGAGGGAACACCATATTA